CAAACAGAATTTCAAGATTATAATTTTGAAGGTTCAGGTTTTGCCATTCTTTTAGATATACTAGCTTACAATACACACTATCTAGGTTTTAATGCTAATATGTTAGCAAACGAAATGTATTTAGATAGTGCTGATATTATAAAAAATATTGTATCGTTAGCTAAAATGTTAAACTATACACCATCTTCAGTAAGATCACCAATAGCAAATTTAAATATAACAGTTAATGATGCTGCAGGTTCAAGTTTAACTATTCCTAGAGGAACAGTTTTTACAACAAGTATTTTGGGAATAGGTTATCAATATATTACAAATCAAGATTATACAATAACACCAATAAATGATATATATAATTTTCCTAGTGTAGATATATACGAAGGAACATTATCAACTTTTAGATATACAGTAGATGCTAACGATCCTGACCAAAAATTTGTAATTCAAAGTGCCAATGCTGATACTAGAACTTTAAAAGTTTCTGTACAAAATAGCGTTAACGATACTACAACAAATATTTACACTTTAGCTGGTGGTTTTAATAATGTAACAGATACATCTAAAGTTTATTTTTTACAAGAAATAGAAGAAGGTAAATTTGAAGTTTATTTTGGTGACGGCGTTATTGGAAATAAATTATTAAACGGTAATATAGTTATACTAGAATATATTATTACAAATAGAGATGAATCTAATGGTGCATCATCTTTTAGTATTTCTTCAGCAATAAATGGATTTTCAGATATAATTATTATTACAAATTCTATATCACAAGGAGGAACTGCAGCTGAATCAAAAGAGTCAATTCGTTTCAGAGCTCCATTAAATTACGCAGCTCAAAATCGTGCTGTTACAACTTCAGATTACGAAACAATAGTAAGATCAATTTATCCAAATGCTTTATCTGTAAGTGCTTGGGGTGGTGAAGATGATGAAACACCTGTTTATGGTACTGTTAAAATTGCTATTAAAGCGGCCAGTGGTTCAACTCTTACAACGTCAACTAAACAAAATATAATTCAAAGTTTAAAACCCTATAACGTAGCTTCAGTTAAACCAATTATAGTAGATCCTGAAACAACATCAGTATTATTAACAAGTACTGTTAAGTATGATTCAAGATTAACAACTAAAACGTCAGATACAATACAAACTAATATAGTAAATTCTTTAAATCAATATAACACAAATACTTTACAAAAATTTGATGGTGTTTTTAGATATTCAAAAATTAGTAGATTAATTGATGACGCTGATACAAGTATAATATCTAATATAACAACTGTTAAAATAAGAAAAAATTTTAAACCAACATTAAATTCTTCTACAAAATATAATGTATATTTCAGAAATGCTTTGTATCATCCTGTATCTGGTTATAACGCCTCGAATGGTGGTATTTTAGAATCAAGTGGTTTTAAAATTTATGGAGATAATATAAATGTATATTACTTAGATGATGATGGTAATGGTATCGTAAGAATATATAAATTGGTTGAAGGTGTCAGAAGTTATGGAACAACAAGTCAAGGATTAATAAACTATAGCACAGGTGAAATTACTTTAAATTCTTTAAATGTACAATCAATTGAAAATATAAGAGGAGTATCTTCTAGTGTTATAGAGTTAACTGTAAAACCAAATTCAAATGATATTGTTCCAGTTAGAGACCAAATTATTGAAATTGATGTTTCTAATTCTAATATTTTTGTATTAGTAGATGATTTTGTAGGTGGTTCTGCTAATGCAGGAATAGGATATTCAACGGCAACTAGCTATTAATTTTTATGGCTATATTCAAAGAAAAACTTTCTAGCCTTATAGGTTCACAAGTACCTGATTTTATACTTGAAGATCATCCAAAATTTTTACAATTTTTAAAAACTTATTACACATTTATGGAAGCTGCCGAATTATCGGTAACTTCTGTTCAAACAACAGATGGTGTACAATTAGAAACTGAAACGAACCAAGAAAATTCCTTATTATTAGATGGTACTAGAATAGACACTGATAGAACCATTATTGATAATAGTGATAAACTATTATTAGAAAGTTCTTTTTATGGTAAATTTACCAGAGGAGAAACTATACAAGGACAAACTTCAAAAGCAACCTCAACTGTATTAACAGAAGATTTAGATAATAATAGATTATTCATTGTAGCACAAGATAAATTTATACAAGGTGAAATTATAATAGGTTTATCTTCAAATGCAAGTGCTGTAGTAAATGATTATAGACCTAATCCTGTAAACAATATACAAGAATTATTAAGTTTTAGAGATCCTGATAAAGTTATATCTAATTTTTTAAGAAATTTTAGAAATGAATTTTTAGCAACATTACCTGAAAATTTAGAACCAAATATTAATAAAAGAAATTTAATAAAAAATATAAAATCAGTTTATCAAACAAAAGGTACTTCAGCCGGACATAAATTATTTTTTAAATTATTGTTTAACGAAAATTCTGACACCATTTATCCTAGAGAAAATATGTTAAGAGCTTCAGATGGAAAATTTACAACTAATCTAATATTAAGACTTATTAACGTAAATGGAGAAATTTCTGGTTTAATAGGTAGAAGTATTAGAGGTAAAACCTCAAATGCTACTGTTATAGTAGAAAGTGAAATTAGTTATGTTATTGATTCTATAAAGGTTTCTGAACTTATTTTAAATAAAGAAACCTTGTTGGGAAATTTTGTAATAGGTGAAACTATAGAAGCAACATCTTCAGATACAGATGATAATTTTATAACAGGAGTTATAACAGGAGTACCTACCACTAAAAATATAACTGTTGATGGTGCAATACATACTGTAAATGAACCTGTAAATTATATTGGTGGAGGCTCAGGATCAATAATTCAAGTTAAGACAATAGGAAGTGGGCCAATAGGACAAATAATTTTAAATACTCCAGGAATTAATTATAATATTGGAGATCCTTTAGTGTTTAATAACACAAATACAAATGGAGGAGGTGCTGCAGGATTCGTTTCTATTGTTAATGGAGGATTTACGTTAGAAGATAGTTTAAGTACAACTGATGATGAAATATTATTAGAAGCAGCTACAACTGACGGAGACAATTATGCTGGAAATAAATTTGTACAAGAAACAGCTACAGGTATAAGAGATGTTACAGATATTTACTTATATAATGGTGGAGAAGGTTATACAAAATTACCTACTGTATCTGTTAATTCAAATACAGGTTCAGGATGTTCATTAAAAACTTGGGGAGGTTCTATTGGTAGAATTTTGGATTTAGAATTAGTAGAAATAGGTATAAATCATCAAAATGCTCCTACACCTCCAACTTTAAAATTTCAAAAAAATTTATTGTTAACACAAGTAATAGGAAATTATGTTGAAGGAGAAACAGTAACTATTACAGGAGGAGCCACTGGTCAGGTGGTTAGTTGGACTCCAACCACTTCAATTTTAAAATTAAAAAATGTTACTACAAATATTGCTGTAGGAGATGGCAATAAAACAGCATTAGGAAGTACTACTGGAACTATAGGTTTTATTAAACAGGCTACTAATGCTCAAGGAACATTATCAGTAGGTTCCGTTTCTCTATTAGATGGCAGATTTGTAAACGAAGATGGATTTGTTTCAGAAAATACTATAAAAATTCAAGATAGTTTATATTACCAAGATTTTTCTTATGTTATAAAAGTTGGTCGTTCTATTACAGAATGGAAAAATGATTTTAAAAAGACTATGCACACAGCTGGTTTTTATTTGTCTAGCCAAGTTGAAATTAGTAATACTATTAGTGCTAGAATTACAACGCCAATTGCTGGTACTGTAACTGGAGTTATTGACACTCCACTATTCAGTATAGTAAATACTTTATTTACAACAATATTTGGAAGAAGATTAGGAACTGAAAGTGATGGAACAACTTTAAGATTGAATGCTAATATTGGGGTTTCTTCTGATTTTGATACTTCAACAATATCACAATTTTCAAACACTACGAGAGATTTAACTTTAAAAAGATTACCAATTAATATTCAATACCTTTCAAGGCCAAGAGGAATATTTAATAATGTTACGGTGGCTCAAGGATTTGTTTATGCAGGCCCACGTTACGGTACTATTAATAGAGAAGTATTAAGGTCTTTTGTTAGACAATCAGGTACAAATTATACAATCAGTGAATTAAGTAATAATTTAACTTTTGGTACTAATACATCTTTAGACGGTGAGGATAATACATTAGCGTTTGCTTCCACAGATTTAGGAAGATTAATCAAAACAAAATTAACAATACCTGCTGAGGTTATGATAATATCACCTCAAAATGTCTTTGATAACACTTTAACTACTTTTGACCAAATACTTGATGGAGATGGAAATCCAATAACTTTTGATGATACAACACCTTAATGCGATATAAATATAGAAAAGATTAATAAATGTCTAAACAAACAATTAGTATAGGTAGTATAGCAAACGACGGAACAGGTTCGAACTTACGTGCCGGCGGTACAATTATTAATGATAACTTTAATGAATTATATACAGCACTAGGAAATGGAACAACTCTTTCATTTTCTCAACCAGTTATAAAATTTGCTGATGATACTTCTTCACTTAGTACAATAAATTTAGGACAAACTTTAAAAATTTTAGGTGGAACAGGATTAAGTTCCTCAATATCAGGAAATACTATCACTTTAAATATTGATAGTACTGTGGTTACTGAAACAGGTACACAGTCATTACAAAATAAAACAATTAACGCATCATTTAATTCTTTATCAAATATTTCAAATTCATCTTTATCTAATTCAACAATAAAATTTACAGATGATGCTTCAACTACCGTTTCCATACCTTTAGGACAAACTATTAAATTATCTGGAGGATCAGGTGTTGATACATCTATAAGTGGCAATACGATTACTATAGCGTTGGAAAGTACTGTCGTTACAGAAACATCAAATGATGTATTAACAAATAAAAGTATCAGTGGTTCAACAAACACATTGTCAAATATTTCAAATTCATCTTTAATTAATTCATCAACAAAGTTTACAGATGATACTTCTACACAAGCAAACATATCTTTAGGTCAAACTTTAAGAATTATAGGAGGAACAGGAATAGATACAGCTATTTCAGGAAATACACTTACAATTACAGCAGCTTCTGTTCCCAATTCTTCATTAACAAATTCTTCAGTATCTATTGGAGGAAATACAATTACATTAGGTGCTGCAGCTACAACATCAATCAGCAATTTAAGTTTGACAGGAACAGGTGTAATTGATATTACTAGCGGAGAAAATAAAATTAGACATAATTTTGAAAATACTGTTGTAAATTTACAAAATAATGCCATATGGAGTGCTACAACATATCAAGGCGCATTAGCCGCCCCAACAGGAACAACCAGAATTTTCTTTGCTGATTCTGCAACTTGGAATGAAATTGCTACTGAAAACTCCAGTATAAACTTATTTACAGATGTTGATATTTCATCAACACCTCCTACTATGAAACAAGTTTTAGTATTTAATGCTTCATCAGGTAAATTTACACCTAAAACAATAGGTGCAAAACAAAAAGAAACAGGAGATGGTTCTACGACTAATTTTTTAATACTAGATAACTACACGGCTGAACAAATTTTAGTAAGTGTTAATGGGTTAATTCAGTATCCTATTGATGATTATTCAGTTGTATCAAATATTGGTGGTACGGACTTAGTTTTTGTAACAGCCCCAGTTTCATCAGCTAAAATAGCTATAAGATACTTAGGATAATAAGAAAATGTATTTAAAAAACTTGTATAAATATAACAAAAGAAACTAACAATTATGCCAGCAATTATAACAAATAAATTTAGAATTAATAACAGTGAACAATTTAAAGAATCATTTTCTGAAGCATCACCAGAAATTTACTATCTAGGCATAGGTAGGCCTCAAGCTTGGGCAACTCAAACTAGAGGTGATTCAAGATTAGACAATTCAGGTACAGATAGTGGAGCAATAACTCCAGCAGATTCAGTAGCAGAAGAATTTTATACCTTTGATGACTTATTAGCCGTTAAAAAAATACAATCTTCAGATACTTCTTTTGTTATACCAAGAAGAAACTGGACGAATGGAACAGTTTATGATTACTACAGACACGATTATGGTAATCGTATAACAGGAACAACTACAACACAATCTTCATATTCTACGGCAACAACTTTATTTGATGCTACATTTTATGTTTTAACTACGGACAGAAACGTTTACAAATGTTTAGATAATAATAATAATGGAGCTTCAACTACAGAACCAACGGGTACATCTACATCTATTTTAACAACTGCTGATGGTTATAAGTGGAAATATATGTACACTTTATCAGCTACACAACAAGCAAATTTT